TAACAAGACAGAGATGTCTATCTTCGCAAGTGTACCCTTCTCCTGTAGGTCACGAGTTGCGGTCACTTTATATGTCGGGCCAAACAATCCTTCTAGTACCAGTTTGTTGGTCTCGGTGCCATCTAAAGTACCAGTTGTACCAAATCTATATGGTGCTTTTGTACACTTATTCATAATACCAGACAGTGACTTTGCCTTGAACAAATGTACCTCGTCACCGAACACACAACCAAACTGCTCGAACCACTCCTTCGGAAACTTGTAGATAGACTGCCATGTAGAGATGATAATGGATTTGTCGGTTGTCTTGTCCTTACCACTGTAGATACGATGTACATTATTCTGTACATCATAACCATAGTCCTCGAAGTCCTTATACATCTGTTCTACCAGACTTGTTGTCGGAACAACAACGAGTATCTGTTTATCAAAGTTGTCCATATACCAACGCATTAGATTGTAGATGATGAACGACTTACCACTACCTGTCGGTGACAACAGTATTGCCCGTTTCTTTTCGATACCGTGTGTTACCGCATCATACTGATAATCACGTAAAGGGAATGGCATCTCCAGTCCACTCTGGAACTTAACAAGGTTCTGGTGTTGGACATGGTTCTTTTCTTCGGGGTGTCCGTACTCATCATTATCAATCAACTCAATAGGGTACATTCTGTTTGCACAGAATTTCTTCAGATGTGCATAAAGACCTACATTGAGTTCACGTGTGATTTGGTTGAATAACTTTATCTTCCCATCCCATTTGCGGGATTTGAATGCGGGCATAAATTTATGGCCAGGAACATAAAACGAGAAGTAATCTCGCAACTCAGGAATCTGGTGTGCTTCCGCATCAATCAACATCATGGAGTTATCTTTCAAACCCACACGTATGGTATTAGGTAGACTCATATTTTAACGAGAATAGCTATCAGTAGAATATTGGTTAGGAAAATTTCAAACGCAAGGATGGTATGATACCACACCCATCGGGATTGGTAAATTTTATTAACCGTAAACGTTTCTTTCATTTCTTTTAACATATGGTTTATTGACCTGCTTCAAAGGCCCTCCAACGAATCATGTTTCCAATTGTTTGGTGACGCCAATTAAGATTATTGACTATCTCCGTAAGTGTATCTATAATTGTTTTTAGATACTGTATCTTCATTTCAGAGTCTTGGATTTCCTTATCCGAATCGTAGTAGTACTCTTTGAAGTTTTTGGTGGTCGCACTAAGACCTTCGTATGGGTCATACGCCCACCCACGAGACTCGATGTCTTCTTGTGACATCTTGCCTTCGTAATAGAGGTATTTGTCTTTGAGTAAAACTTTCTGTTTAAACTCCGCCTGTTTAAGACGCAACTTAGTCAATGAGAGGTACTCAAGGTATTTTGAGTGTAACGCTGGGGTCACACGTGATGTTTCATCCAATTGATGTTTGGATATCTCACAGTCTTCTTTCCATTCTGCAAGGATACTTTCCAAGTCAATCATAATATATTCTCCATACTGTAAAATTATATAGGGTTAAACTATCTCGAATTGTGAGAACCTAAATGACGCATCAAATGTCAGATAGGTAACATCTCCTGTTGTAGAAGTAAATTCAATATTACCCAGAGACGTAGGTACACAATCTAGATACCTAACCTTCTGAGTAGTGTTGTTGTGACTGGACAGAACATGCAACGTTATGTCTGCATAGGTAGGTGTTCCCGTACCTCTCTCCAATCCACTGACTTGACCGTCATTAACAATTCGGGTCATCCAGTTAAACATCTCTTTATATGACTTCATGTTTTCGTCCAAGATAATTGAGAACGAGACTTCGGTGAAAGTCATCTTGTCACCAGCTAATGGGACGGATGTTATTCTGCGTACAGGAAGTTCGACAGGTGCCAGTGAAGCGCCTGGATGTGATACGGATTGAACAAAGTATTCCATGTTAGGATACTTCGTTCTGTCGATAACTACCTTAAACCCTGTGGGTTGTAAGTAGTTTAGATTGGTTGTCAGTTCCTCATCGGATATCTGAACTTTACTATTTACTGGCATAACTACCTCTTATATTATACTTCTATTTATAAGAGATTTTTAGTGTACAGTGTCCTGTTCACGCATATTTTTTACGAGTTTGTCAACGACCTCACCCCAATACTTTTTACACCAGTCAGACTTGCCACGTTGTTGTGCAACCATGGCTGCTGCAATTAATCTATGATAATCATACATTGACTATTCTCCCTTTTCCTACCCATTCGATTTCCTCGAACTTCTCTTCATAGGTTTTACCATCAACGGTAAACCCAACTTCATGCAGTTGTTTCAAAACAAACTTCACTGCCTCTTTAGCGGTATCAAACCTGTACCACTTGAAACACGCTTGACCCGTGTTCGCTAATCTTACTTCAAACTTTTCCATACTATGCTCCTATCACATTTAAAAATTCACTACTGTTATTACAAACCGTACCATCAACGAGATGGAACTGTTTACGGAATGTTCCGTTCTCGAAGAAAGAATTCGCACCATCAAAGTCCCTATCTTTCATTACATAGGACTCGACCACTTTTGCGATTTCCTTCCTCATGTAACCATACTCACCGTTCTCCACGGTCTTGGTTGCACTGAACTGTTCACCCTCTTGGGTGATATAGGTGATTGATTCCCACGGTTGTTTGTGGTCAGACTCAACGAAGTCCACGTCATCAATCAAGTCGGAACCCAAGATGTACTCTTGGAACGACTCGTTGTTCTCGGTGATTAAATCGAAGATGGTATCGTAGTAACCCTCGGACTGTGCGTCCTCAATAGATACACCCTCGACCACGTAGGTGTTACCACCCTTGGCCTTCCAGTATGCCTCATCGACCCCATGAGAATAGTTCTCATAATGAGCGGCATAGTTCTCAAGGATTTGGGTTTGGATTACAATCTTCATATTACTCTCCGATAAATGCGTATTTGGGTTCTTTACAAAATTGACCGACTTCGTCAAAACCTAACAGGACAAAACCGTCCATTGGGTCAGTACCGTTCTCGTATTCGACTAACTCGAAACCCGCACGGAAGTTTTTGACTTCGTTGATATTCACTTCAATAATTCTCATAACCATTCCTCATTATCAATACAAGTATTATACTATACTTAACTAGTTTTGGCAACAAGTTTTTTAAACTTTCTTCTCGCCTTTGACCACTGTTTCATGGGTTTCTTGAACCAGATTTCTTCGGTAGTACCTACCTTGATATACCCAGCTAGTTGACCCTGTTTGTTCACGATGTAGGTGTGATTGGAGACTTTTGTATCTCCCCAATCAGTGACCTCTTGTAAGTACTCCATTATTTCTTACCCTTGTAACCAAGGGCTTCCATTGCATAGACAGGAGAACCACTAACTTCGTAACCGTACTTCTCAGAGTAGAACTTGTTGTCATGGTTAGACAGTTCAAGATACTTCTCAACGGTCACGTTCTTCACTAGGAAGTTGACCCATGCCTTCCAAGGTTTGTAACCATACTTGAACCTTGCGATGAAGGCGGGTTGTGGTAAACCAACCCAAGATGGGTGACAGTTTGGTCTTGCGACCTCCATGTTCACACTCTCAGTGTGTCTACCACGGTACATCAAGTACATACCGTCCCACGTGAACTCTTCTTTATTAAATGCGGTCATAATTTTCTCTCTTGTTTTTTGACTTTACCTTGTTATTATAACAACAGAAACAGGTTTTGGCAACACTTTTTTTCAATTAATTTACCGCTTGACATTAATTGCTATATACTGTATAGTGGTACACATAACTGAGAGATATACATGATTTTATCCAAAACAGATGCAGAATACGCTGCAAACATCTTTACAGAGTTCTTTGCGAACTTTGACCGTATTGATGACTATATGAGACAGATTAAACTAGAACGGATGGACTCTATGCCGTTCACTCTGCCTGGCATGGGCCCAGAGGAAGACCTGTTCAATAAGTTTGACATGCACCCCCAAGATATGGAGTTCACTATCGCAGAGGCGAAACGTGACCAATTCATGTCCTATATGGATATCACCACATCCGCACCCGTAGAAGCGTCAATTCCAGGCAAGATGATGAATTGGGTAGTACGTGAGAAGAACACAGGTATGGTCATTGGTATGATTCGATTCGGGTCACCCACTATTAATAGTAGACCACGTAATGAATGGTTAGGTAAACCTCTAGACACAATGAATGCAGAGGTCATGAAACGATTCAACGAGTCCTGTATCATGGGATTCAATATCGTACCAGTACAACCATTCGGATTCAACTACCTCGGTGGTAAGTTACTTGCATCTATATGTACCTCACATACTGTACGTGATGCACTCAATAAGAAGTATGATGCAAACATCTGTATGTTCGAGACAACATCCTTATACGGTAATGCCAAGGGTGGTGTGTCTATGTACTCAGGTATGAAACCGTTACTGATTGGTAATGGTCAGACTGACTCTAACTTTGCACCACTCATCAATGATAACAACTATCGTACATTGAGTGACTGGTTCATACAACGTAACAACGGTGAGTCTCTTGTACCAAAGGATGCATCATCCCGTAAGTTGAAGACACAACAGAAGATGGTGTCT